TGGGTGTGTTATCAACCATGGTAAGGAGGGAATAGCGTCAATAAGCATCTCTACGCTATTCACTGCACTCTCCGAAATGCCATAGTGTGCCAACATATAGGCAAAAGCCGCTTTCCGATCGAAGCGCTTGCCGTTGGCATTTTGTGATGTCATACCTGGACGATATGTCTCCCTGACTGAGACAGCACCCTCGGAATTACCGAGACGCCGAAACAGGCGCACGAACGCCCTCAAGACAGGTACTTGCTCCGCGAAGCTCCCCGGTTGGCCAATAGAACAAGATAGTTCAAAGGCCGCACGTTGATACTCTTCGGGAGTCTTTATCGGTGAAAGTCTCTTAGTTAACTTACACACAGCACTGGGCAACCACGCCCATCCATAACTTCCATCCTCAAGGAGCCACATTCGGCCCTTCAGGAATGTACAAACTTCAATCCCCGCCATCTTTCCTTTTATTTTAAGCCCACAATGCTCTAAACCCGCAATCAGCTGCAAGTATATTTGCTCATGTGAAAGGGGTAGAAGAACCGGGCTCGAGGTAACTGTTGCATAATGTGGCAATTGAACCTCGTAATAAGTATTGATTTTAGTGATTGAGTCTGCCAAGCCTATTATATTGTTCAAACTACCAGACATTGTGGTCTGAGGCGTGCCACTCGCACGTTTGCGCACCGAACCATGGCGAAAAACAATTTCCACCAGGACTCGGGATACACGTTTGCGAAAGCGGCACGCTTGGCTCTCGGAGCGAGCTAAAAGCTCCATAAACTCCTTGGGGCCACCAAATGCCCTATACAAGTTATCCGTGGCTCTGGCGGATGCATCACGTTGGGTTTGATCATACATACTATAATCAATCTCAATCCAGAAAACATCACCGGCCACCGAAACACGCATCAGGACATCGTCTCCGTTAACAATTATATGATAGGTTGTAGGCGTCATTCCATTGACCAGATCAGCCGTGGAAGAGCAGGTTTGATTCATCCAGTTAGACAAGTCGCCATCCGTCATTCCGCTAGCTATAGTGAAATATATGGTGACATCTAGACCTTGTCGATCCCTGAATGTAATGGGTGTGCTGTGAAAGAAATCCTTCACTCTATCCATCATGGGATAGGTATAGCGCGATAGTTGGTATATATAAACATCATTTGGGTTTATGATGCACCGCGGCTTAACTCCTTCCATCCTTCCCTCACATGGC